CGCCGAGACGATGGCAACTGCACTGATTAGGGCTACGTAGATTTCTGTTGGCATGAGTGTCCAGCCATTGCTGCACTCTGGCTGGTACTGATTCTGCCTTGAAATATCGGATATGCCACGGTTCGGCCCCGGACCTGAATTCCCAGCAGAAGCCGAAGCTCATGCAGTTGGCTTCCATCCAGTCCAGGCGTTCGCCTGACGCTGAGAATATGTCCACTGCCAAGCCCAGATTGTGGGTCGATGTGCCGGGCACCGCCATCGGGGCCAGCCCCGGCTTCAGGTAGTACTTCTGGCCTTTGTACACACGGATCGATTTACTGTTGGCGATTGGTGCCGTGGTGTACCGGGCTAGAAAGCCCTTCTCCTGAGTGGCTAAATCGCGGTAAGTGTCGTACACCGAGCTGGGCTTGAACGGCCTGATGCCGTCAGCATGTGCAGCTTTACGCATCGCCTCGTATGCCTGGGCTGCCAGCCAATGCAGCCGACCGTACGGCCTGATCGAGCGCAACAGATATGCAGGCACTTCGCCTGGCTTGACGTTGGCAAGGTCAGCCGGAAGTCTTACCGGCTTGACTGGTCGGTTCACTTGCGTCCGTAACGCGTGTCTTTAGTGTTTGCCCAGGCGTAGATCATCGGCAGCACGGCTGCTAGCCCGGCTTTTAGCGCGCTTTGAACGTTGTAGTCGCTTGTGATAAGCACGGCGACGGAGCCAGCGACGAATGCTTTGAGCCAATCCTCGAGCATTGGTGCCCATTTCATTCCACTTCCTCGCTTACCGGGCTGACAAATTGATCAAGTGCTGCGTCGTAGCGGTCACCGATACCAGCGTATTGACCCCTGAAAGGTGTGCCGCCTGTGCGATGCTTGCTCCCTAGATACTCAACGCTAATAACTTCGCCTGTTTCATCGTCAAGCGTGTAAGCGTAATCACGGTAGGTGTTGTACGAGGTGCGTTTGCAAGTCTGACCACGAAACTTCGAGTAGTACGCCTCCCAATCCGAGACTCCATTGACCGTTTCATCTTCATCACGACCCACGATCACTTCGGTCACGATGTTGTTTGCGTCAAGAAATGCGTAGTGCGCCATTAGAAGGTCACCGTATCCGTTCCTGCCGTGAATGAGTAGTAGCGATAGGTCGTGCCACCAGAAGTGTAAGTGTTGGTTGTGTACGTCAGGCCAGCACCAACAGTGAGTGTGCCGTATGAGTCTTTGTAGCGAATGATGACGATGCCTGAACCGCCTGCACCCGTATTGGATGAGCCGCCAGTACCCGTGTTCGCTCCCCCAGCCGTGTTACTTCCGTTGGCGGCTCCGCCGACCGCACGAGTAGTTGCTGAGTTGTCGATTGACGAGGATGTTCCAGCACCCCCAGCCGTTGCGGTTGCCGCCGCCGATGAACCGCCGCCTCCGCCGCAACTACCACCAACGTAATAGTTTGCGCCCGACAATCCCTGAAACAACACTCCTGCGCCAGCCGTTCCAAATCCGGCGGCGTTACGGGCACCACGACCTCCACCAGAACCGCCCTTGCCTCCGCCCGAACCATCAGAAGTACTACCGCCAGCGGCTCCACCGCCACCGCCTCCAACGCTTACGACGTTGTAAAGGTGTGTATCGCTACCTGTTGATCCCGGCAGAGTTCCTGAACCAGTAGCACCGCCGGCACCAATCGTAATCGTGTAGGCAACGCTAGGAGTCAATGCAAGTGCGGGTTCCGCGCTACTGGCAGCGCCAGAGTTCTCGCCAACAACTGAGCATCGGTAACCACCAGCACCGCCGCCGCCTGCGTTGTAGCCGCCTGCGTTGCCGCCAGAACCACCGCCACCGCCGATAACGAGAAACTCGACGCTAATAGTGTTGTTTACACTCCCGGGAAAAAATGTGAAGGTTGACGCCGACAGAGCTACAAGGGTGCCGCCTCCATATTGCGTCAAAGCAAGTGAACCGGATGTGTTGATTGTTACGCCAGCACCAGCGGTCACTGTCGTGGTGCCTGCGCCTTTATTTGCAATGAAAATCGTGTCACCTTCACCAAACACGCTGTCATCGACAGTCACAGTGTTGGCGCTAGCCACGTTCATGATCACACGCTTGCCAACATCCCCAGCCACCAAGGTGTAACTGGCAGTCTGGTCATTGATCGGCAGAGTCGTGATGTTGTTCAGTTGTGCTGCTGTCAGCACCTGCCCGGCTGTGAATGGGAATGGCGTGGTCATGACTACCTCATCCTAATACGTTCGTGCTATCCATTACGCCGTACACCGGGTCATCAAGTATCAGCTCGTAAACAATCGTGGTGGGGCTGGTAAAGAATGTGATTACGTGGCCGCCTGACACGGTGATGCGGCCCTCGATGCCCTCGACCGCCAGTTCCTCGGCAATCTGGCTGTTCAGCCCTGGTATCTGTTTCTCGATGCTGATTGTGTCACCGATATCGACGCTGGCAACATCATCACGCTGGGTGCTGGTCAAGCGGCTCAATGTCGTGGTCAGGCTGGTGTATTGCGGCTCAGGCTCAGGATCAAGCAAGTACGCAGCGAGGTCATCTACTTCGCCTTGAATGTGCAGCAGGCTGTTGGTGATTGATTTGGATTGTGTGAAGTATTTGGCGATGCTGGCAGGGTCGCTATCGGTCGCATTTTTGCCATCGAGCGCATTGACATAAGCGCGGTTGACTACTCGATCAGCATCAAACTGGATTGTTACATCGGTGTATGCGGCACCTGTGCCATCATCCGTGAAACTGACAACCGGTGCGCTCAACGTGGTGCCAATACGGTTCTGGAACGTCAACGTGCCATCAGCAGCCATAAACAAGCGGCCTTGTTCAGCCTCGTTGATTTGCTGCAGGTAGCCAAGCGTGTTGGTGCCTGCATCTAAGTTATATTGGCCTGTGCCACCCAATTCGACTGTGCCTGCCGCGATGCTGCGTGTTCCTGCTGGGTAATCCACTTCAGGCAAGTCAAGAATGTCTGACACGCGACTGCCTGATAGTTCAGCGACTGGGTTGTAGTCATCGAGTTGCGTTTGAGCCAGCTTGTAGAACTCGTCGGCGCATTGCACATTGACGGAATCTAAATTGCCCAAGCTGAAGTTGTAGTCGTACCCGGTGACAATGCCTGTGAATAAATATGTGCCATCACGCGAAAGACGTACTTTGCGTAGTGGCGCTAGGCCAGGTTCGTTGTTGAGTGGGTCGTAATAGGGGCTGCTCGTGTCAAACGGCCCCAGGATGCCTGTTTCATCAAGCATTGTGAATGACATGGTGCCTGCACCGAACTGATCGTCGGTTCGTTGGCGGCCGCGTTTGTATTGGATATTGGTTGCGAACTCTGTTATGTCGGCAAATTGTGTGCTGCCATCTAGCACATAGTCAGTGTTATTTAGTACGCCATTGGGCGTGGTATCTAGGCGGAATGCGTCAACTTGAAAGCCGGTATCAAGCTCGAGCAGGTAATCACCTGATTGGACAACACTTGTCGCCATTACGCCACCAGGATGTTCGCCGGGCCTGATCGACGGTTGTACTGACGCAACGCATTCACAATTACATCGCCCAAACGCTCATCAGCGACATTGGCGTTGATGTTGATAGTGACATTGCCCATCTGATTCATTTTGGATAATGGGATGACAGCCTCAGGGCCAGCCTCACCAACGACAGCCAATGTCGGCCCGGTCACAATGCCACCATCCGCGAGCCCTGGTATTTTGCCTACCAATCCACCAACAGCGCCAGCAATGCTGCTGACACCTGGAATCTTGCCCAATGCACTAATGACCTTGCCGACTAGATCGAGCGCGGCTTTTAGTGGGTTGATGATGTATTCCTTGAAAGCGTTACCTAGGAACTCTGCAGCTTTGCTGACAACACCGAACTTCTTTTCCAGGACAACGAATGCGGCTACTAAGGCCCCAATGGCGATGATGATTAGTCCGATTGGGTTGGCGCTCATAACAAAGTTCAACGCCGCCTGGGCGACCTTTACGACTACCAATGTCGCTTGGTACACCTTCATGGCTGCGTTGACAGCAAGCACAGCAGCTGCCAAACCGGCAACGACACCGATTGCAATTGCGGTCACGTCTTTGTTGGCTGCCATAGCCCCAGTAAGGCCACTGAGCAGTTGCGTGCCCTTCTCAACAATGGGCAGCAGGATCATGCCGAGCTCGGCCTGCAAATCCTTGAACTGTGCCGTGAGAATGCGTTGGCTGTTGGCTAGGCCGTCGCTCGTGCGCTCGAAATCGCCCTGGGCATCGGTCGTGGCTTTCATGATGAGCGACTGCGTAGCCAGAGTCTTTTGCTGTGCTGTCAGTTTGTCCGTGGTGCCATCGAGGGCTTTATTCAGTGATTGCTCGGCTTGCTCCAATGCCAAGCGGCTCTTTTGAGCTTCAATGGAATCCTCACCGAACTTGGCAACGGTTTCCTGATTCTTTTGGAACGCAATGTCAACCTTTTGCAACGCAATGTTCAGCTTGTCCTCATTGATGGTTGTGGTCACCAAGCCCATAGCCAGTGCCTCGGCTGCTACAGCGTCAGCAGACAGCAGGACACCAAATCGTCGCAGAGGCTCACTTTCGCCTCTTAGAGCGGCTCCTAACGCTTGTACGGCCTCCTCTGGGCTGGTGTTGTTGAATGAGGCCAGATCGGAGGCGAGGCTGGTGAAGTCGGTGCTGAATGATGCCAAATCTTGCCCGGTCAGCCCAGCAGCCTTGCCGAACGTGCCGAATGTGGCTGCCGCGTCGAGCGCCTGCTGTCGGGTTTGGCCCAATGATGCTGCTGCCGTATCCGCAAAGATTTGTACTTCGTTGGCGGCTTCACCGAATATGACGTTGGTTTTGCTGATGGTTTCGTTGAGATCGCTGGCTGCGGTGACCGCTGGTACAGCTGCGGCTGCGATACCAGCCAGGGCTGCGGCTGCCGGTATGGCTGCCTTTTTGATGGCAAACTGGGCTTTCTTGCCAGCACCTTCGAGTTGCTTGAATTCTTCGATAGCGCGGCTAATGCCTTTGCCTTCAAACTCGCTAATGATGGGGATTGTTACAGCCATTAGTCCAACAGTCTACGATTTGCTGCATCGGTAATTTTTTCAACTAGATCAGCCATGTTTTTGTTGACCTGGTTGGCGTGACGTTCATAGGTGGGCCACATCAAGCGTGATGCTCGACCGTACAAAGAGTCCAATGCAGCACCGAGTCTGTTAGCCGATTTGCGACCGGCAATGTCAAAGATTGTGCCTGCTGGGCTTTTCATGGTCACGCTGAACACAGCCAAACTGTTGCCGCGCCGCCTGTTGCTGTACCGGGCGATGATGCTTCTGCTGACAGCCGATTGCGACCAAGGCAGCAATTTGCCAGCTTTCCAATTACGCCTGAATCCCGACAACGGCAAGTTGACTACCTGTGATCGAGCGTCACCGACGACCGGCTTGACGATTTCCTTAAAATCTTTCTTGATTTGTTTTGCCAAATCGGGTTCAATCTTTTGCAGTTGGCGCATTGCGTCTTTGACACCAACGACCGTGACCGATGAACTAGCGACCATGTTTGTTTGCCTTCTTTGCTAGAAGTAACACGGTAGCCAAGTCATCCATGTCGAACTCAATGTCGGGAGGCCACCATCCAGTTGCCAGAAGCAAATCTGCTAACTGTCGCCTGATGCTGTGGCTTCCGTAGGGTTTACTTGCGCGGATTCCACCACGTCGAAACTGTCCACTGCCAACAGCCAGGTGTCGTAATCGCGTGATTCGCGTTTGCCGACCGTGAGCTGATGCCAGCACATGAACATCAAATCGTCGATACCAATGCCGCCTTGAAGATCGCTGACGCGGCGCTTGAACTTGCGTTCCCATGCAGCGACCGTTGCAATGGTCGTCGTGATTTGTTCTGTAACCACTTCCGCTGCTGGTGTCGCGTACGACACCTTGATGGTTAGTTTCACGGCGTGGTGTCCTCGACCAGCACGCCGCCGGTGACGGTGATTTCCACTTCGGACAGTTCACCGACTGAACCGTTCACTACGTCGAGCGATTCGAGGTAGCCGCCGGTGATTTGGAACTCGGGATTCGTTGCCGAGATTGCATCCGAGGTCGGCTTTACAGCCACGTAGACATTGGTGCCGACCAATGCGGTGAGGTCAACGTAAGTGCCTGGCGTTGCCGAGTATTCCATCAACAGCGTGGCGGTGACCGTCACGTTGGTAAGTCCACCCACGTATTGGCGGCCTGTGTTGCCGAACGATGTGCTGTCGAGTGATTCACGCGATTTGGTGATAACGACGCTCTTGCACTGATCGGTCAGATCCTTGATACCGGCGAGGTTGACACCGATGCCGAAGGTCGGGCTTGCGAGGTATGTGGTTGCGTTGGCCATGTAGCAGATCTCCTCTACGTCGAGGGTCGCTGCTTACCCGATTGGCAGTCTAGTAGCCCTATGGGCTCACTTTGGTGCGTATTGTCAGCTCATACGCAGGGTAATCAGCGCCACCGTATGAAACTGTGGTAGGCCGTGCCTCGGTCAATCCGATTTGTGCTGCACGGACTAGATCAGCCAAATCCAACAGCTGATCAAGCGTGCGATTGTCGCCGGTGCCCAGACCGACGATCACGACGCGATATTCCATGTCTGCAACCACGTTGCTAGCCATCATGATTGTTGGCGCTTCAACAATGCAGCAAGGCACGTTGATATTCCGTGGATCATCGAACACACGTAGCCCAGTAATCGTGCCGAGCTTCGTCACCAGCTGATCGTAACCATCCTTGAACATGTTTGCCATGTCAGGCCACCTGTGGCTTATTGACTCCGAGCAGGCGCAGAATCTGTCCGTAGTTGCCGGTCACCGGGCCACCTGTTGCTAGTGGGTCAAATGATGCAAAGGCTTCGGTGCTGCCACGCTCGCGGTAGAGGATGGCTGCGTACTGCACGGTGCCCAGCTTTACGTCGCCACCTGGCACCGAGCTCGGTGAATCGAAATAGCCGGACTCCTGGCGCTTGCGGTATGCAAATTGGTTGGATGCGCTGATTGCCATGTTGGCAACGTCGAGGTCGGCGCTCGGGTTTGTGAACGTGAAGCCGAGGTAGTCCTCTAGGTCGCCCAGGACAATCCAGGAGCACGTGATGCTGTAGGTGACTGTGCCCGTGGCGGCTGCTCGATCAGCGTCATCCGTGGTCAGTGCAAACTGCACCTGATTCGGGATGATGGTGTCAGTGTCGTACTGGTAATCACCCTGCTGGGATACGCCGATGAAGTAATACTCGGGCAGCGCCAGAATCTTGTGTGTGCCATTCCATGTGGCGTTGATGCCACTGATGGTTATTGACTGTCCGACCTCGAAGTTGTGAGGCTCGAGCAACTGAACGATGGCCACATTACTGACAACCTGTTTATGGGTTATCGAGTAAGTAGCCACCGTTCAGAGTCGCCTGGAGGGAACGAACTATCAGCTTGCAGCGACAAACTTGGTCGCGTCAATCATCAAGGTGGCGAAATAGCCACGGAACTTGATGTAGCGCGACAGCGAGCCATCGGCTGCCTCGACTTGGAGGGCACCCTTCTGCTGTTCGTAGATCTCAAAGCCGTCTGGGTTGAGCACGGTTGGTGCTGCTGCCCAGTGGCGGTCAACGATGACGGTGAGGCCGAAGGCGTTCATGGCGCTGGCTGCCGGTGAGGCGTTGCCGAATGCGTTCATGGGGCCGATGGCCGGGAACAGTGGGCGGTCTGCCGTGTCCACGAGCTTGCCGAGGTTGGCAAACGCGCTCGAGCCTACGAGCAGGTGGGTTGGCAGGTTGCCGTTGCTGTTGGTGAGGATGGTTGAGGCTGCGTCGTACACGAAGCCGATCCACGAGGCTGGGTCGGTCTGCGTGAGGGCCGAACCTGACTGTGTGATGCCAGCCTGCAAAGCAGCTGAGGCAACTTGGTCGGTTTCGTCGGCGTAGATACGCGCCATGTCATCGACCAGGAGGCCGAGCACTTCTGGCTCAGTCCAGTCCATGTCCTCTTCCGAGAGGCGAACGTATCCGCCGTACACGCCCTTGGTGACGTTGTTGTTCTGCACAACGAACGTGCCCTGATCGAGGTTGGCGTTTTCGCCGTTGGATGCACCAATCGTGGTGTGCGTGGTCACCTTCGGGCGACGGAACACTTTGCCACCACCGGGCATTGCCTTGACACCGAATGCGTCAACGATCGGGCGCAAGCCACGGAAGTTGTTGTACACCGGGCCAAGGATTGGCTCGGGCAGGATGCCGGGCGTGTCGGTCGTGGTTACATCGGGGGCAGCAGCCTTGATGTTGGCGAGGAACTCTTGCGCTTCGGAGCCACCGCGGAGCAGCTTGCTGATGTACTCAGCAGCTGATGGCAGCTTGAACTCTTTCTTGGGTGCAGCGAACAGCATTTGTGGTGCTGGTGCTGGTGCAGGAACTTCGGCTGGTGCTTCGACCTTGACTTCGGACATTGTGGTTGTCTCCTCTTGTGGTTCGGTCGCTGCAACCTCTGTAATCATAGCGCCCTTGAATGCAGGTGCTGTTACCAATGATAACTCCACCCAGTTCGCTTTTTTGATGATCATGGTGCCGTTGTCGTCGTAGGTCGCGTCAACTACGTCAACGCCGACTGATACCGAGTCCACGGCCTCGTCCTTGATGAGCTCGAGCATGTCGTTGCCTTCGGAGGTGGCGCTGATTCGGGCTGTGAACAGCATGCCTTCTTCGGAGTCCAGGCGGCCTGTGACTACGCCGACCGGCTGCTCAGAATCGTGATATTTCAACAGTTTCGGCTTCTTGCCGGTCACCGGCAGGGCACCGCGCTCAAACTTGACGCGAGTGCCATCGCTAACGGTGGCCTCGGTATCCCAAGGTACGGCAACACCGCTGATCGAGCGCGGTGACTCGCCCTCCTGGGCAAGCACAAACGTGTTCTCGGCTGTTAGGCGAATCATCATGCCTCACTTTCGTCATTAGAGGGTAGCCCCCGAGCCGGTGCAGCGTTGTCCGACTCGGGAGACATTTCGGCTTCCTCCAGGTAGCTCTCCACGTCAAGGTAAATGTAGCGACCGCGTGGTGTGATGCTGTTCTGGCTCAGAGTCTGCTCGATGCAGTCAATGAACGGTTTGGCACCGAATAGGTACAGGTCTTGGCGTGCTTGCTGTGCGTTTTGATATGTCATGCCCGAACCTGATGGTGCACCAACCAGGTACGGAGGAATGTTTGCGAGTCGTGCCATTTCGAGCGCTTGGTATGTGCGTGCCTCGGTCAGCTGCAGCTTGCTCGGATCCATGTACGACTCTTTCCAATCGACGTACTGGTTCAACGCAGCAATCGCATTGTTGTTTCGTGCAGCTGCGAAGCCTGCAGCCAGTTCAGACAATTCCTCACCGCTCAACGGTTCACCTTCGGTCTGCTTCAGTACACCGGCTGGCGTTTGATTCTTGGCAAAACGCTCGGCGCTGGTATCCAGGTTGATGTTGGTGCGGATTGACCGCGCGCCCATGGTGAGCAAACCTTGAATTGGGCTGAGAAACTGCACTACGTCGTTTGGGTCAAGCTGGTAGCCGTTGAAGTACACCTCTTTGCTCGGGCCGAACCATTGTGGGCCAGCCTGGTCACGTGTCTGCACGTTGTCGGCTGGAATCCAGGTGAACGTTGCTGGAAAGCCATTGCCAAAGCGAGAGGTCACTATCCAGAAGCTCCTGCCGTAGAACAGGAGGTCATCGGTAGTCCACGAGAGGATGAAGTTGCGTGTCACGTTTGGGTCGGGCTGATGAAACCACGTGTCATCAGGCAAATGCACATCCTCGTAGTCCTCGCCCACCCACTGCTTCGAGTATTGGTGAATCTCTAGGCAGCCGACCATCGAGCAGATCAGGTCACGTGCCCGGCTGATGGTGGGAATCTGAATGGCAGCCGACCTATTGAAGTCAGTGGTGTAGGTCATGAAGTTGCCGACCAGCGGATTGCCAGCAGCGCCAGCAGCGCCTACTTCAGCCTTTGTGTTATTAGCGACAGCGCGCTTGAGAGAGAATCCAGCCATTGTGCAGTTGAGTCTAGGCGCTCGATGCAATGACAGGACGGTTCACCATCGGGCGTGGTCGGCTCATCATGCCAACAGCCCACACCAAGCAACGTGCCAACTCAATCGGCCCGGACGACTTCTGCGATGACAACGCGATAGCGCCAGGAGTACGAACTGCGACAGCTCGACCAACATGTTCAGCGAGCATCGTTTCACCGGTGTGCTTGACGCGACCTTCGTTAATCAGGTTTTTGACCATCGAGGTGTACCGGCTGATCTCCTGATAGCCGACCAGCACCCTGCGACGTTGCAGATCGGAGGGGCAGTTGGTGTCCAGTGTCGGCGTGATAGCAACTTGCAAGCCTGAGTTGGAGGCCAACTGGTGTCGAATGTTATCCCAAACCTGTGTGATGGTTTCGCACATGAATGCGACAGTCGCAGTCAGCATCCCAGCAGTATTCGCGTTGACACGTACAGCCACGTACCGGCCATCGTCTAAGGAGACTTCCACGGCGAGCACGCCGCCAGGCAATGGTGGCAAATCGGTACGACAAGACTCCCACCGTCCAGGTGGCAGCCACGACAGCTCTGATTGCACCCATAGGTTTACGCTAGACCGCAGGAAGCCGGCACGATTCGGGCCTTTAGATTCGGCCTGGACTGTGCGTATGTCAAGCGTGTGTCCGAGCGCCGGGTTGGCGTACTCCCATGCAGCTTCGCTCATCGGATCCAGTTCAGGTGGTGGGCTGTATTCAGCCAGGTACACACTGCCAGTGCTCTCACCCGAGTCAATGGCGCGTATGCCTTGCTCACGCCAACGCAACATAGCAACACTGTCCTCGGTACCGGCAGTACTCCACATCGAGCACAACGGATTCGGCCTGGCACGCTGCGTCGGCAACAAGCCGATATCCAATGTCTCTGAGTCAATGCCAAACACTTCGTCAGCAATGATGAGATCGACGGACATACCGTGACCGCTTGATGGCCTGGCTGCTTTGACGTACCACTTTGAGTCACCGACCTTGATGCTGTTGCGACCATAAGCCCACACGGCCTTGACACCAAACTTGGACTCAATTACCGGCGCTAAATCCTGAAACAACGCAGTCGCTAGATCGAGCCGATGAGCCGTAGTCAGGATTGTTTGTGGGCCGACCTGCGTGGCGTACTGCGTCAGCCACCACCCGAGCAACGCCTTCAGTGCAACGGTCTTTCCGTTCTGTCGAGCAACGGACACAAGTGAAACATGGTTGAGGAACTGCCCTTCGGCATCCACTGCCAGTTGATTGTTGAGAACATGCCTCTGCCAGGGCATGAGCTCCACTCCGAGAATGCGCTCAGCCCAATCTGCAACTTCCGGGCCGTAGCTTCCGGCAGCATCCGTGATGATCGTTTCGATTCGCGGCAGGTCATGACCTTTTCCTTTTCGTTCGGGCTTTGTCTTTTCGGATAACGAGAACGATGGGCGCGGGGTCAGGAGTAAAGGTTGATCCAAAAAATCTGAGCGTTTCTTTGCTTTTGCTTTTGGTTTGCGTTTTGAGGCCCCCAGTGGGGGCTTTGCTCCTGGACGATTGGCGGCACGTGCTCGACCTTTTGCTGCCTTGTAGTTGGCTCCACGTCTGGCATTGCACGGCTTACAACTTGGCACCAGGTTGTCTAGGTCGTTGCTGCCACCGCGGTCAATTTCGATGAGGTGATCTGCTTCTGTTGCAGGCCGACGTTTGCACCAGTGGCATAGGGGTTTGTCGCGGAGTAGCTCCCCCCTGTTTTTTTGATACGCCCCGGTTGAACGGGGCCGCCTATTTTTGCTTGGCATGGGGGGCTACCGCTGACGCGCTTTGCTTGTCCTAGCGCCCTCGCAAGCTCGGTTGCTATCGGTCATCATGATTCGAGTCTCACTCTTTCTTAGGCTAGGCGGTTTGTTTGTGGTATGTGTGTTGGTTTGTGTGTGATGTGTGTGTCTCTAGGCAGAGTGCCCCCGGGCTCCATCCCGACCGTTGATGAAGCACGGTTCACACTCGCCACACGATGGATCTGTTCGCATGGGCTGCCCTGCCCTTCTGATGGGCGAACTAGGGATGATGAGTCCTCGAGGATTTGCACCTACATCAGGTCA